TCAATAATAAACAGACCATTACGAATATTCAGCAGTTCTGCCCTTGATAGTTTTCCGTGATGAAAGATTTTGCCCTTGAAGCAGGTCGGTGCTTTATCAATCATATCTTTCTCCCAGCCAGCATTACTCATACCTGTAAGAATTCTTACATTCGCAGGATTTACTACGAACGTGTCGTCAATATGCGTGGTTAGAAGTTTCGCAATTTCAATCATCAGACCATCTGCACCGACCTTGGTCTTTTTTTGAATGCTGATAACACGGCGCTTATTTGTATAGAACTTATCTACGATATTGGTTGCATCCTCCATTTGATTTGGAAAGATATATTCAGCAGTTGCTTTATAGTCGCCCTCAAGAAACAACCGATGATTTGTCGCCCTTGCCGAGTTGTATGCTTGTAATACATCTTCACGCCTCGCAGAGATTAAATCACTTAGAGAAGACATGTTATGAGCTGAACGTGGGTTAGGGGTTAGCAGTCAATTTTAGTCCTGCAGCGATGACCCGGCCCTCAGTTGCTGTACGCTAATCCACCCATGCCCGCCATGATACGGAGTACGTTGTAATTCGTCGCATAGATACGGACCTTCGCGGTATTTCCGTTACCGACAGTGTTGTTTGTGACGGTGAGTTGCATGTTGGCCGTGTCAATCCGTGAAAAGTTACAGGTGCCACTCGGCTGGTGATCCTCTGGATTGAGTGCGAAAGAATACACGTTGATTCCCACCGCTGGAATATTCGTGTGATGCTGAAATGGCTGAACCAGATTGAAGTAGGGGCCCTCGCGCTGACTGAAGCGATCCTGGCCGTTCAACTGAATGTTCGCCACGGCAACTGGATTGTAGCCCGCCAGTCCCTCCACCGTCGAAATGGCATAGCCCGACTCCAGTGCGGCGCGATCCCAGTAATCCGAATAATTGAACGGCTGCTGACCCTTCCAGGGATCGATCACGGCCGGATTACATGTGACGAACGAATCTCTCTGCACGACCCACACGAGCTCCTTACACGGATGGTTGAATGCCATCTTGATCTTGTTGGATGCCGATGTAATGGACTCGTCGCCCGTGAATTGCAACTGCTCAATCAGATACTCGTGGGCAACTTGCGCAAAACGGCGGCGCTCATCCGTATCCAGATAGATATAATCCACGTAGATGGAAGCGGCCACAAGACCCGTCGCGTTGATGGCATCCAGAATGAGCGGATTGTTCGTCCAAATGAGATTTTGAAGTTGATTCATTTCAAGTGTAACCCGCACTTCATGGTACTGTAGAGCGATGAGCGGCAGCGCCAGACCGGCATGACGATTGAACCAGAACTGGAAAGGAATGTAGAGGGTGTATTCGGGGCAGCAACTGCGGGCCTCTGCACTCGAGTGAGGGTCGCCACCCAGACACTGATTCGTGCATCCCCCATCCGGACCGACTTTCGTAATCAGATTTGTTAGTTCTGGTACATTTCCCACCATCTCCGCGTAGCCTGCCTGTTTGCCCGCCGTGCGCGTGAGTTCGTTCCAGATATGGAGCCAGTCACCATAGTGCTTGTCGATCTGCGTGCCGCCGATTTCAATATACACGTTGTTGATCAGATTGTGTCCCACCCAGTTGAGCCAGCGGAACTGATCGCCCGATGCGTCACTAACAGATGGGTCATTCAGATCAACTGAGGGCAGTGTCACTTGCAGATACATCCGATGCGCCAGATCGCCATTACGCGCAATCACACACTGAACCTTCTTGCCGAAATTGGCCACTCCGTTGAACACCTGTTCAATCGATTCCATCGCGAAGTTGGAGTGACGGCGGTACAGCTGTTTGAAGAACGTTACCTGCGGGTTTGCGGTGAGATATACGTCCTGCGCACCATACGCCACAAGTTGCATTAATCCGCCCTGGGTCATTCTCTATACGGACGCGTTGATTTTTACCGGAGAAGCAATACGCAGAGGGCTAAAGCCTTATGTGTTGAGAGAAGCAACCGAATGTCTATACGTGATGTACTTGTAAGCGATACTATATCGGGCACGAAAGGCCACACACATGTACGCGCGACGACACTCGAAGCCTATCATCAGCACAAGATGAAGGAGTTTGGTGCTGCGAAAAAGACGCTTGTCGACCTCGAGGCAGAACTGGTGATTCTTGAAGAACACTTGGGAGCACTTCCTAGTTCTGCGACATACAGCGATGAATGGCGACAACTCAGTGATTCTGCGGAGGAGCTCCGAAAGAAGATCGCATCACTGCAATCGGATGATTGTCGTCTAGACTATTTTCTGGATGTTGGTGACATGCTGTTTCAGTATTTCGATGCACAGGAATCGCTTGCAACAGGGACGGCATGCGCCGCGGCGGCACCGATGCGTATGCCGACGAATTCGGTGTTGAGTTATTTCACCGATGCAGTAGAGCAGCCTTCTATTCATAATTCGCAGCAGTCCACCGCGCCTCCCAAGCCACGTCAGAAGGCCAGTGAAATTGATTCATCCAATGGTCTGAATCGGGACAAGATGCTTGAAAAATATCTGGCTGTTGTGGAGCCGTCGGCGATCAAGGGTGGAATCATGCCTGGTTCTGGTATTGAGCCTGGATGGGGGTCGTGTCCGGTGTGTGATGTGGAAATGACGTTTTATCAGAATGAGGCCCTCTTGGGGTGCCCCCGCTGCGGCCACGAGGAGTTCATTCTGGTGGATTCCGAGAAACCGAGTTATAAGGATCCCCCTCGTGAGATCACATATTTTGCCTACAAGAAGATCAACCATTTCAACGAATGGTTGGCACAGTTCCAGGCGAAGGAGAATACGGATATTCCCCAAGATATTATTGAGGCGGTTATGCGCGAACTCCGCAAGGAGCGTATTTCAGACCCGAAGAAGGTGAAGAAGGAGAAGATCCGTGAGATTTTACAGAAACTCAAATTCGCGAAAATGTACGACCATGTGCAGCAGATCAAGAACCGGATTCAGCAACAGATGACAATGCTTACGCTGTCGAAAGAGATGGAGGAGAAACTGCAGCATATGTTCAAGGAGATCCAGCCGGCGTTTATTAAGTACTGTCCCGCGAATCGGTCGAACTTCTTGTCCTATCCGTATGTGCTCTACAAATTGTGCCAACTTTTGGAAATGGATGAATTCCTCCCGTGCTTTCAGCTGCTCAAGTCCCGCGAGAAGCTGTATCAACAGGATCAGGTTTGGCAGAAGATCTGTCAGGAGATGCGGTGGCAGTTTATTCGGTCTATATAAAGTAGAAGCATGGCCGGATTATGTCAATACAAGAATCTGTTTGGATTTCCTGGCAAAGGCGCTCATGCGTATCGGTTTATGGGGTTTGCCGTCGTCGATGTGGTCCTGACAGTTCTTGCTGCTGTCTGTATCGCATGGGTTGCAGAATGGCCCGTCTGGTATGTTCTAGTCGGGCTGTTCGCAATTGGTATCGTGCTACATCATCTTTTTTGTGTCCGAACAACGGTTGATAAAATTATATTTGGTAAATAAGGATGTTGCCGTATCTGGTGGGGCTAACAACGCTTGGATCCGTGCGCCCGTACTTTCGCAAACATGTGTATGCCACATTGGAACCGATTGACTTCATGTTTGTGAATGCGGCACTGATTGCTATTATGTCTTCCATACTAGCACGATCAAACAAACCTATGCGAACTGCTGCATGCTAACATATACCCAGATTCTGACGCTGTTGGTCCTGGCATGTTTTACGGTTGTATCTTCACACATGTTTTTCAATTTGGAGAAGAACTTTAATACGCCGTTTGTGAATAATATTCTGCTCAAGGCGATGTCTATTTTGGCGCTGTTCCTTGTTGGATATTTTATATTTGAAGAGACGTACCATGGAGGTCACCTGTTGGGTATCTGCCTTACAGTCGCGGGCTTTGTTATCCTTCTCTTTAACCCCATTGAAAATAAATGGTGATGGGCTAAAGCAGCAGGATGTTGGTGTAGTAGCCGACGACGTGTGTGGGGGGGGTGTGGGGGGTGTGGGATACGGTTCGCTTGGAGGCGAACAATGGTCTATTAGCTCAGTTGGTAGAGCGTGGTGCTTATAGAACTATTCTATGCTTAATGCACTGGTGAAAATGATCACGATTCATAGGATGAATTGACACGCCAAAGCCGCGGGTTCGATCCCCGCATAGACCAACCGCACTAATAGTTTAGTGGTAGAATAAGGGTTTTCCAGCCGAAAACGAACCCTTGGCACGGGTCCGATTCCCGTTTAGTGCAGCCTTTTTTTTGTTTTTATCAAAGGCAAAAAAGATCAGGCTAAAATGGTATGCGAATTTTACCGGCACTGGGCCTATGCCTTATCATAGTCGGATCAACGAACATATGGGTCTTATTGTCGTAATTACGTGCTTTATTTATGAGTATTTTACGATTTCTATATGAACAGTATGCATCGTACAAGGTTAGCCCTTTCTTCCATACTTGCGATATGATTTGAATATGGCCGTATTTTCCTTCTTTATAGCTAGTATTTTGCGGCATGTGTTTTTTGACAACGACATCCATAATCATCATAATTGACCATGTCCAGTATTCATACGGTCTCTTGTGTGTGTAATACCGTATATATGTATCTATGCATTCTTTCAATAGTATATTCTTTGGAGTTGATACAATTAGATGGGGATTTAATATCTTGGATGGAGTTGAATTACACGTCGCAAACTGCACATCATTCTCCAGAAATTCATCTATCGCTACAAGCGGGATTATATCAGCATCTGCATATACGCCTCCGTACGTGTATAATATACAGAGTCTCCAGAAATCACTTTTAATCGGCCCATCTTTAATATGATTAAAAATATCTACATAGAGTTGCCCATATTCATTTTTTAAAAACTCTGTGCACTCTTGATTTCCATACGCATGTATTGAATATCCGGGATTCAGTGTACGCCATTTGGATACGCATTGCTCTTCTACGATAGCCTTGGTTGCATGGCAGATGTATATGCTTTTAGGGATCATTCTAATGGTGTGAGTCTAAATCTTGATTACAAATATATCAGAAATGCAAACAATTGCAGCGTTTGATCTTGGGATCAAAAATCTCAGTTATTGTGTGGCGACCTTTGATTCTAGTGGCGGAATAGTAGAGGTCCGGCGATGGGCAAATCTGAATCTATTGGCAGATGGTGCCGATTCACAGAGTCAAACACGGTGTGGTTGCGGTGGCCCCGCCTCCTGGCAGGATCGATCCATCGCAAAACTGCTGTGTAAGAAATGTGCGAAGAAATCGGCGAAACCAGTTCTCGATATCAGCGGTACGAAACTCGGTGATTGGAGGGCATGGGCTCCACTCGGTCTTACAGGTGCAGAAGCTAAGAGGCTCTCCAAGGCTGCACTCGAAGAGCGGGCGGCGGCCATTCGGCTCATGCCGTACAAGGCGCCCAAGGCCAAGG